ATTGGTTTCCGTGGTATCGTTATCAACGGGCCCCGTGGACCTATTAAGGTTATTCCGGACCAAAACTGCCCCAGCGATAAAGCTTACATGCTCCAGTTGGACGTATGGAAACTTTACTCTCTTGGAAAAGCTCCGCGCATTCTTGACACCGATGGCATGAAAATGCTTCGTGAGTCGTCAGCTGATGCAGTCGAAGTACGTGTTGGGCACTATAGTCAGTTGGGCTGTCGCGCGCCGGGTTTCAATAGCGTTATACAACTTAGCTAAGCTATTGTAATTATTAGAGATACTAAAGGCGGCTTTGCAGTGCAGGGCCGCCTTTTTTATTTGACTTCTATGCGCCGTATTGCTTATAATTTTTATATGGACCATTATAAAATATACAAGGCACTTCATATTCCTTCTGGAAAATTTTACATAGGCCGTACTAGGCAAACTTTAGAGTCAAGAATTGGCCAACATTGGGGTATTTCTAAAAGCCACAGAACTCCTTTCAATGATTTTTTACACACTACTAGTATGAAAGACTGGACATGGGAAATTTTAATAGACGGCCTTTCGCGTGAAGACTCTTTGCAAGCAGAAAGCTACTACGTTAATTTATTACAGGCATATGAAGACGGTTTAAATTCTAAGCCCGGTTATGGGTCGTCTTTGAAAGAAGAAAGAAGCCAAGGCCAGTTAGACGCTAGGTTTAAGCCTGGTAATGTGCCGTGGAATAAAGGAAAAACCGGCGTTTTCGGAGACGAAACAATTCAGTTAATGAGGCTTGTTACAAAGGTGACATTTTCCTTTAGAAATGTCGCTTTTGGTGCGATACTACCAATATGACCGAAAGCCAGAACAAAACGCTCAAGAATCTTTGGCCACCGATAATAGAAAAACCATTGTAGAGCTTAAATCTGGCAAAGAGTTTCCGTCTATTTCTTCTGCCGCTAGGCATTTTAATTTGCGCCGAGAAGCCGTGAGAGACGTAGTTAATGGCAAAAGGTCTCATACCGCTGGTCTAGTGTTTATTCAAAAAATGACCTAATTTTCAAAAGGCCCCAGTCTAACAATTTTGCTAAATGTGTACCTTCGGCTGCCGGGCGCAATCACGTGCCTGCCAGACTAAATGGATTAAAGGTATAAGGAAAAACACGTGGCAAATAGAACATTTAACAAAAAACAAGCTTTGGAAAAAGAAGTAAAAGAGATTTACGTTGACATCGCTATTGGCGGTACCGGCGCTCCTACTCTTACTCGTGGTACTGGCGTTGCTTCTGTGGCTCGTTCGAGTGCAGGAGTCTATTTGATTACTTTGCAAGATAAATATATGCGCCTTATGGCCGCTCAGGCTTCGGTTGTTGCCCCCTCGGCAGAAGACATTGAAGTTCAATTAGCTGCTGAAAGCGTTGCAAGTGCAAAAACAGTAACTTTACGCTGCCACACTGCAGGCGTAGCTACTGACCCTGCTTCTGGCGACCGTATTTTGGTGCGTTTAGACCTTAAAAACTCGTCGGCAGTTTAATTTATGATTATGTCGGATGACAAGAAAAAAGCCTCTACACTAATCGTGTCGGGGTTAGGGCCTATGAAGCCCGCTCCTATGTCAGAAGACGGCGCTGAAATGGACGATTCTATGGCTATGGAAGCCGCAGGAGAAGAAATTTTAGCAGCGATTGCCTCAAAGTCTCCCAAGGCTTTAATGGAGGCTTTCAAAGCCGCTTTTGAGTTGTGCGAGTACAGCGAAGACGAAGAAGCTGAAGGTCAAGAATAAACTACCTGCCTAACTTCGGTTTTGCAGTGCGAGGCCCTTAGCGAAAAAAAGCGGGGCCTTTGCTTTTTTAAGGACTTATAATGATTACCCTGGCCGAAATTAAAACTCAATGTCGCCAAAGAGCGGATATGGAGCAGTCTCAGTTTATTACTGACTCTGAACTAACCACGTACATTAATGCTTCTATAGCTGAGTTGCATGATTTGCTTATTGGCGCGTACAACGAAGACTATAGCATGGAAAATGTGGAGTTTGCGACTTCTACAGGCGTTGTTTCTTATGCACTCCCCGACGGCACTAACTACTCTGCCGCTCCTCGGTTTTATAAACTGCGTGGCGTAGACGTAAAGTATGGCAATGACCAATATGCAACCGTAAAACGCTTTAACTTCAATCGCCGCAATGAAGACCAGAATTCGTTTGTATGGAATTTGCTTGGCGTGCCTTACCTTGAGTATCGGCTTGTGGGTAGCAATGTACGCTTTAATCGTGTGCCGGACTCTTCCACTACTATTCGTTTATGGTATCATCCCTCCGCTACTGTTTTGGTTGCTGATAGTGATAGCTACGATGATGTTAATGGTTGGATTGAATACGTAGTAACTGACGTTGCTATTAAAATGCTCAACAAAGAAGAAAGTGATGTCACGGTCCTGGCTATGCAAAAATCTGCCCTTAAGCAGCGCATAGAAGACATGGCTCAAAACAGAGACGCCAACGAGCCCGAGAGCGTATCAGATATTTATGCCGAAGCAGGCGATGCGTTCTATGTAGGTCGTAGATAATGTCTGGCATTAAGGCCGTAAAGACCTTAGGGGCAGACTCACAAGACCTCCAAAGGTTTCAGGCTTTTGTACAGCAGGCGTGGGCCCAAGTCTCAAAAATGCCTATTATTAATGGTGTTTTGGTGCAAAACGTGCCCTTAACTACTGGCGAAAACACTGTAGAACATAAACTGGGCCGAAAACTACTGGGCTATATAGTCGTGGGGAATAGTGCAGACTCTCGAATTTGGGATAGCCAAGCCTCTAATAATTTACCATCAAAGACGCTAGTATTAAATTGCAGCGCAAACACAACCGTTTCTCTGTGGGTTTTTTAAATGTCTATTTCAAAAGCAGCTAAACAAGCATATGATAAGGAGTATAGGCTTAAAAATCTACATAAAAGACGGGCACAGCAACGGGCTTGGAATGCTGACGCAAAAAATAAAGAACATAAAAGGCAGTACGACTTAGAATACCGTAAGAAAAACAGGTTGCAGCTAAGCGCAAAACATCTGGCCAAGAAAAAATCTTGTATTCAAACTAGACTGCGGCATGCTCTTAGAAACAGATTGGGGCATGCTATAAAAAATGGCAGTAAATCTGGAAGCGCGGTTAGAGACTTGGGCTGTTCTATTGAGTTTTTAAAAACATATTTAGAGTCAAAATTTCAACCCGGTATGACATGGGAAAATTGGGGCAAAGAAGACGGTTGTTGGCACATTGACCATATTGTGCCTTTGTCGTGGTTTGACTTGACGGCGCGAGAGCAGCTTTTAAACGCCGTACATTATACAAATCTTCAACCGTTGTGGGCTGAAGAAAACTCGCAAAAAGGGGCAAGGGTAGCTTAAAATGGGTTTTATGAATTTAACTTTACCAACTGTAAGTGTAACGCTCGGGCCTCTATGGGCCAGTGAATTAAATGAGGCGCTGGGTACAATTGAAAACCACGACCACACATCAGGAAAAGGCAAGCGCATAACTACAGGCGCTATGAATATCGACGCTGACCTTGATATTAACTTAAATCGTCTTGTAAACGTTTTGTCTACAAAGTTTAGTGATGAAGTTGCACCCTTGGCCGGTGCCACACACTCTGCAAGTGTGAATGTTTCAGGCGGCGACCTTTACTTCACAAATGGGTCGGGCGTTGCTGTGCAAATCACTGACGGCGGTTCTGTAATTACTACGCCTGCAAGCATTGAAAGCATGCAGTTGAATGAAGTTTCTATTGACACTATTATTGGCGCAGGCGACTCCACAGTTTTCTTAGCCGTAGATACTTCTGGTGCGGCCCGTGAAGTGACTTTGCCGTTGGCGTCAGCAGTTGTTGCAGGCCGTATTTATGCCATTAAAGATGCAACGGGAGACTCTGAAGCCAATGCACTCACTATATCTGCCAATGGCTCTGATACTATTGACGGAGCAGCTTCACAGGTCGTGCAGTCTGATTTTGGTACAGTATTTGTAATTGGTAATGGCGTAGATGCTTGGTACATAGTCTAATTATAGGGGTTTTGTTTCATTATGGCCTTACAACCAACAATTGTGCCCCTTGTTTTTTCGCAAGGCATAAATACTAAAGTAGACCCTAAACAGCAGATTATCGGCAGTTTACGGTCTGCACGTAATGTTGTTTTTGAGACTATTAATGCACTGCGTAAGCGCAATGGCTATATGGCGCTACCGCTCCGCGACAATATCACTAACCAGCAAATTGAAGTAGAGCGTATTTCTAAGTATAAAAAAGAAATTTTGCTCCTCAACTCTCGCCAACTGTATAGCTACTCAGACACGCTTGAAAAAGTGCTTGAAAAAGGTCCTTTGTACACTGTACAGCCTAAAGGACAAAACATACTGTCGTCGTCAAGTTTGCATGACAAAGTCGATGCAATTACTGTAGCAGGCTTCACTGTTTTTGTTTACCACAATGACTCGGCTGACGAAGTTCGGTATTCTGTGCAAGATAATGCCTCTGGTAGTTTGCTAGTGTCAAATGATACAGTAGCAACGTCGGCTCAAGACATTACTGTAGCGGCCATTAACAACACTGTATTTCTAATCTATGCATCAAGCGCCACTATTTCTTACCGCTCTTTTAACATTTATAAGCCCCAGACTTTGACTTCGCCTTCAGTGCTCGCCAACAACTATTCTTCGTGCCTTGCGGCTGTAGGCACTACTTCTAAGTGCGTTGTTGCCTACAATAGTACTGTAGTGGGCAATCATGTGCGCGTAACTACAATTAACAGCGACGGCACTGCAGGCACAGGCACAGGCGTCACAAGTTCTGCCGCAGTTTCTGTATGCCTTCAAGTAGATTCTGCAGAGCGCGTAATTGTGGCATGGTCTGACGCCACTACAGTCAACTATTCTATCATAAACTTCTTGTTTACATTTTTTATTCTAAACCCCACTGTAATTGAAACTATAGCCGACGTAACTAACATTACTTTGGTTGAAGAAGCAGTGGCAAGTTACAAAGTTTTTTATGAAGTTTCTGCAGCTGCCCGTTCTGACTACTATCTTAAAACCTCTACTGTAGACGTACTTGGTACGGTTAGCAGCCCCACTGTTTTCATACGTTCTTTGGGCCTTGGAGGCTCTGCATTTGAGGCCGAAGGTAATATTTTTGTAGTAGCAGCGTTTGAAAGTACTTTGCAAAATACTTATTTTCTCCTAGACGACTCTGCCAACGTAGTTTGTAAGTTTGCACCGGGCAACGGCGGCGGGCACTCTAGACTTGGAGTAGTGCCTAAAATTGTAATTTTGTCTGATACTCAGTTTGTAGCTCCTGGGCTTATTAAAAGCAGACTAGTATCAGACAATAATACTTTTTTTGGACTTACTGGCCCTTACAGTACAATCCTTGATTTTAACCCAGAGCACAAATATGCCAATGAAATGCTAGGCGGGCAACTGCACATTGCGGGCGGTATTTTGCAAGTATATGACGGCGATGAAGTAGTGGAGCATGGGTTTCACATTTTTCCTGAAACTTTGACTACTGGCAGTTCGGCAACTACGGGCGGCAGTATGGCCAACGGCAATTATTCTTATATTGCGCTTTACCGCTGGACTGATGCTTCTGGGCAAGACCACTATTCCATTCCTTCACTGCCTGTTGAAAAAATTCTTTCAGGCGGCACTTCGACGCAAACTCAAGAAGTTATTGTGCCTAATTTGCGTGTAACTGCCAAAACAAATGTTGTAATTGAACTTTATAGAACTGAAGCAGGCGGTTCTGTATACTATTTGACTAGCAATCCTCTTGTGCCTACATTTAGTTCTACTGCGTCCAATACTACTACAATTACCGATGTAACGGCAGACTCTGTGCTTATTGGCCGTCAACCACTCTACACTACAGGCGGCGTCCTCGACAATTCTGCTCCTCCCTCGGCTTCAGTAGTTGCTGTTCACACGGCTTCAAACCGAGTTATGTTAATGGGCCTTGAAGACCCTAATTTGCTTCAGTACAGTAAGATTAGGCAAACAGGTGGGCCTGTAGAGTTTAACGAAGCTCTTACAAAATCTATTGACCCTGTTGGCGGCCCTTTGACCGTGGGCATTAGCATGGATGAAAAGTTTATTGTGTTTGAAGAAGACGCTTGTTTCTATATTGCAGGCCAAGGTCCAAACAATTTAGGCGAACAAGACGATTTTACCGAACCTGAACGCATTAGTTCTGACGTTGGGTGCATTGAGCCCCGGTCTGCCGTACTCACACCCACAGGCATCATGTTTAAGTCTCGTAAAGGCATATTCCAATTGGATAGGGGTCTAAATCTTTCTTATATAGGCGCGGCGGTTGAAGACTACAATGACCTTACAATTACATCGGCTAAAGTTGTGGGCGAAGTTAACCAAGTACGGTTTACGACCACAGGCGACTGCTTAGTTTACAATTATCAGTTGGGCTTGTGGGGTACCTTTGACAACCACCAGGCAATTAGCGCTGAAACAGTAGGCAACGATTACTACTACGTGCGCAACGACTCTATTTTGTTTAAAGAAGACCGTGAGAGTTTTTCGGACAATGGCTCTAGCATTAATATGTCTATAGAAACTGGGTGGATGTCATTTAATCAACTTCAGGGCTTCCAACGTATTTATAAAATGCTTATTTTGGCAGGCTATAAATCGCCACACCAGCTTAGAATTCAGGTTGCCTACGACTTTAACGAGGCCTGGGTAGAAGAAAAAATTATCACACCAAACGCCGATTTTTTAAGCAATAGCCGGTATGGCGATGATAGTCCCTATGGCTCTGGTACGCCCTACGGCGGCGACGGCAACGTTTATCAGGCACGATTTGACTTTTCTAGGCAGAAGTGCCAGTCAATAAAGCTTCGT